CAAATTTACACTTTAAATAGTAATGGTGAGAGGAGTGCAAGGCCGACAGAAAAAACAGTAAATACTATTGGTTTAACTGCTGTTCCAGAAAATCCAACAAATTTTGAAATTGAACCATTAAATAATTCACAAGTTAAGTTATCATGGACGAAAACTACAAGTCTTGACGTTGAATTTGGTGGAAATTGTGTAATAAGACACACTCCTAATTCTCTAGCACAGGCTACATTTATAGACTCTACTGATCTCAATGAAAATATAAATGGATCTACAAATGAGGCAATTTTACCAGCCTTAACAGGAACTTACAGTCTTAAATTTCGTGATTTAGGTGGTAGGCTTTCAACCACAGAGGCAAAAGTTGAACTTGCATTACCAGAAATGGCAGATGAATTATTAGTTCTTAGTCAAAGAGAACAGACTGCGTTTAGTGGCAATAAAACAAATTTAACTGTCAGTTCAAATGCTTTGCAACTTACTAATCCAGCATCTAATCTCACAGGATCTTATGAATTTGCATCTGTTTTAGATTTTGCTGCTGTATTTCAAAATATAAGACTTAAAAGGCATATAAAAACTTCAGGGTTTTTTGTATCAGATCAATTTGACTCAATACCAGATTTAGATGCCCGATTAAATTTTGATGGTGCTGGCAGTGATCGAATAAAAAGTAAATTACAAGTCCAAACATCACAGGATAACTCAAGCTTCACAACCGCACAAAACTTGTTTAATGGATCATTTAGTGGAAGAGCTTTTAAATTTACAAGTAATATCATTTCTGTTGATGTTAATGAAAATTTAAAAATTACTGAATTAGGTTTTGACGCTTTCTTGCCATCAAGAACAGAAAATAAATATCAATCTAGTGGAAACATTATTTCAACCCCTTTACAATCAACAACAAGTGCAAGCGGTCTTGATATTGTGTTTGGAAAACCATTTTTCACTGGTACAACTGACATAGGTGGTTCAACAACTGCGTTTTTACCATCAATCGTTATAGCTCCAGAGAATATGCCTAGTGGTGCTTTTTACGAATTGAGTGGCATTGATGGAGCAGGCTTTACAATAATATTCAAAAATTCATCAAATACACCCATTGATGTGAAATTTACGTTTCAAGCGTTAGGATATGGAAAAGGTGCATAGCTAATGGCAAGAGTTAATTCAACTGGCAAAGAATCTTCAAGTAATTTTTCACCTGATAATGGCACTGGTTTAGTTGTAAGAACAGCTTTAAAAGATATTTTAGAATCCTTAAGAACAGTTAATAGTGCTGCTGGTGATCCATCTGGTGCGGCTAACCTTGCAGCTTATCAATTACATATCAATACAAGTAATAACAAATTAAAAATAAGAAACGCTGCTAATTCTGACTTTGTAGAATTAGGGGACGTTAGTCAAACTAATTTTGGTTTTTTATCCGCATCAGGAGGGACACTTACTGGTGTATTAGCTGCCTCTGCTGGATCAAATACAGCACCAGCTTTGCATTTTGGAGATAGTGGAACTGGACTATATAAAAAAGCTACAAACAAATTAGGAGTCACAGCTAATCAAGCTGCAATAGCATTTGCAGATCAAAATAGTTTGACTATAGAGAACCAAAAAGAGTTGAGACTTTTAGAAAACTCAGGCAGTGAATATGTAGCGATAAAAGCACCAGCTACTCTTGCTTCAAATTTAACTTTAACTTTACCCTCTACTACACCTACTACCGCATCTACTGTCAGTGCTGGTTCTGGTTTTGCTTTAATTGCTATTGATGAAAGTGGTGCATTAGGTTGGGGAACGGCTGGTGGTGCGGAAGGCAACGGAAACGACCAAATATTTTGGGAAAATGACCAAACGATAACTGGCGATTATTCAATCACTAATAACAAAAACGCTGGAAGTTTTGGGCCTATAACTATTCAAAGCGGCACAACAGTTACAGTCGGTTCAGGGGAAACATGGACTGTGGTATAAAAGTGTATATAATTAACTTAAGCTTATAAACTTATGAGTACATTAAAAGTCAACAGCATAATACCAGTAGCGGGAGTTCCAACAGGCGGAGGCGGTGGAATAATTCAAGTAGTACAAGCTTACAAAAATGATATTTTTAGCTCTACAAGCAGTTCTTTTGTTGATGTAACAGGATTAGCATTAACAATTACCCCTACTTCAACTTCTAGTAAAGTTCTTATAAGATATGATGTATTATTATCAGGCCAAAGTTGGACAAAAGGAACAGTACAATTAGGTTTATTTGTTAGTAGTGATGGTGGGAGTTCCTTTACTATAATTGGCAATGGTACAGGTGGTGACTCAAATCATAATGTTAATTCAGTACAACAACTTTACTCAAATAGTGATAGTAATACAGAAGCTAACATATCAGGTGTTTCATTAGAATTTTTACATAGTCCAAGTTCTACTGCTGCATTGCAATATAAATTACAAGCAAGAATACAAAACACTGGAAACTTTAAAATTAACGCACAAGCACACAGTTATAATGGTTCATCAAGTATGACAGCAATGGAGGTGTCAGCATGATTACTTCCGTGTATAATCTAATTAAAAACTAACTATGGGATTAGATCACGAAGCAATACGCAAAGCTTATCCAAATGCTGTAACTATTGATGATGGTGCTGGAGCATTTGACGCAAGCGGTAAATCCGTTTCTCTTGATCAAACAAAAATAAATGAAGCTAGAGCTACTTTAGATGCTGAAGCTGCTGCAATTCTTTATCAAAAGCAAAGAACAGGTGAAGCTGGCACAACAGACACTATCTATGCTTCTGTGGGTGACCAGTTAGATATGCAGTACAAAGATGCTGTTAATGGAACGACTACATGGAAGGATCACGTTGCTGCTGTAAAAGCTAAATATCCCAAGCCATGAGTACATTAAAAGTTAATACACTGCAAGATACGTCTGGTAATACCCTTTCACGAGTATTGCAAATAGTACAGACAGTTAAAACTGACACAGCTTCGCAAAGTATAAGTTCAGGATCAGAAGGTAATACTGACTCTTTTTTTACAGTAAGTATTACCCCTTCAAGCACTTCTAGCTTAATATTATTAGGAGGTTTTGCAAGTCTTTGTTGTTCTGGAGGTACACAAGGAATTTTCATGTCATATAGAAGAGGTGGAAGTACTTTAACGACAGCAGTTAATGGTGCTAGTACTGCCAGTTCAGTTGGTGACGCTGATGGCAGCAGAAAACAATCCTCTGCTGGTGGTAGATCGGAAGATACTTTTCAATTCACAAGCTTTCCTATTAATTTATTAGATAAACCAGCTTCAACTTCTTCTTTAACATATAGTATTGGAATTACACATAGTTCAGGTCTTGCAAGGACTATGTATATGAATAGATTAGATGGTGACTCAAATTCAAGCTCTGTTCATAGGTTAGTTTCAGTATTTTCAGCTATGGAGATTGCACCATGAGCCAACTTAAAGTCAATTCAATCGTTCCTGTTGGTGGTCTACCCAGTGGTGCTAATGGTGGAATTTTACAAGTTGTACAAGCAGTAAAAACAGATCAATCTAGCACTAACTCCACATCATTTGTAGATATAAGTGGTCTTTCTGCAACAATTACTCCATCTTCTAATAGCAGTAAGGTTTTATGTGCATGTAGCTTATATATTTCTAGAAATAGTGGCGGGTCAACAACATTAGTTAATTTTGTACGTGGTAGTACAAATATCGGCCAACCTACAGGTTCAACAACAACTCACCAAGCAACGATGTTAATATACACAAGTGCTGAACTTATGCACCCGATAACACAGGTTTTTCTAGATTCCCCCGCAACAACAAGTGCTACTACTTATAAAATACAAATTGGTCAAGACACCTCATCTTCTACTACTTTTGTAAATAGGTGGTACAATAGTAGCTCTTATCATGCCATAAGCACTTTAACTCTTTACGAAGTAACTGCATAATGGCGATTAATCCAGCACAAAAAGATTTTACAGTACAGCGAAGGGCTGATTTTCCTTTGACGCTTACTTTTAAAGATGGCAACGGTGATGCAATTAACCTCACTGGATATACTGTAGCTGCTCAAGTTTATAACGAAGATAGGTCAACAAAATTTGCAGACTGGACGGTAGCATATACAAACAGAACAAGCGGAATAATTGATATAAAACTTACTGATACTCAAACAGCAACTTTCACTCCAAATGAACTTAAATATGATGTTTTATTAACAGAGCCTAGTGGAGACAAAAATTATTATTTAGAGGGTACACTATATATAAGTGAAGGTTACACAGCATGAGCAGTCCTAATTCTGTCACAGTAAGTCAAGTTTCAGACGTTACTACAGTTGAAATAACTACAGCAGGGCCTCAAGGGCCAAGTGGGAGCATAGCAGGTTTGACTTTTGATGTTACTGGCAAAGTTGATAATGCGGTGCTGTATTACCACGCTGCAAGTGATACATTTAAAGCAGATAATACAACAACAAAGCTTACACTTGTTAATGGAGGTAATTTTTAAATCATGTCCAATACTATAAGAATTAAAAAAAGAGCAGCTTCTGGAAGTGCTGGTGCACCATCTAGCTTATCTCCATCAGAAATTGCTTTTAATGAAAATGATTTAAAATTATATTATGGCTTTGGTGATGATGGGTCTACACCACCAAATGCAAGCTCAATAATTACAATCGGTGGATCTGGAGCATTTTTTAACAAGACAGATACAAGAACTGCAAATACAATTTTATCTGGCCCTACGACTGGATCTGCTGCTGCTCCTACATTTAGGTCACTTGTTGTCGCTGATATTCCAGATATTACGGCATCTAAGGTCACAAATTTCGATACTCAGGTAAGAACAAACAGACTTGATCAGTTAGCGAGTGCAACAAGCACAGTTTCTGGAGTCACCCCGACTGCTGATGCTCATTTTGCGACAAAAGGCTATGTTGACAGCGTTAGTGAGGGATTAGACGTAAAACAAAGTTGTACTGTTGCCACGACTGCAAACATTACGATTGCAACTGCTCTTAATAGTGGTGATTCTATTGACGGAGTAACTCTTGCGAATGGAGATAGAGTTCTTG